ATGTTTTATGACCCGGATACTTACGGGTTTTTAGCTTATGATAATATGTATGATGAAGGTGCTACTTCATCTATAGGATATTTTTTACCAGATAGTTATTCTAAGTTAGGATTTATAACTGAACAAGGAATGTCACTTCATAAAGAAGCTGAGTTTGCAATCCAAGCTGAAAGAGATCACCTTAGAAGAACTACAAAAGATATTAACATTGTAGATAAGATGATTTGTGAAAATCCTCTTAAACCTTCTGAAGCTATGTTAAAGGTAGGTACTAATATCTACCCTAAAGATGAGATTAACAGACAGATAGCTAAGATAAAAGGTAACTCTGCATTACATAATCTTGGAACTCCAGGAGTATTTGTACAAGAAGAATCAGGTGTTAAGTGGCATCCGTCAACAGACGTTAAACCTATTTTACATTTTCCATATAAAGCTGATGTTGATGGTGAAGGTTGTGTTATTATGTATCAACCACCTTATAAATTTGGTAATACAGTACCTCCGGATTTATATTATATTGCTACTGACCCTTTTGCAATGGACAAAGATAAATCTAAAGAATTAACTAAAAGAGATTCGTTAGGTGCAGCTTATGTAATGAAGAGAGTTAACTCATTTTCAAAGCCTTATGATATAATTGTGGCGGAATATGTAGCCAGACCTAATTTTCAGGATGATTTTAACAGACAGTTGTTTATGATGGCTGAGTATTATAATGCTAAAATATTTTAGGGATTGGTTATTAGCTCCAAGAGATAGAAATGAAGATGGAACTCAAGAATTGAACTTACATAAGATTTATTCCATACCTTTGTTGGAAGAAATACTAAAGTTTAGTTATGAAGGTAACTTTGATAGACACTCTGCAATGTTAGTGGCTATGTTATATAAGAAAGAGTTAGTTATGAAACCACTTCCTGAAACAAATGAAGGTAATTCAGAAGTAGGGGAGTTTTTTTATCGTTTAAAAACTAAAGTTGGTTTAAAGCAAACTTTATAATAAATTTGTAATTTAAATTAAAATGTCTAAACAAATTCAGTATAATGCAAATATCCCAGTTCAAACCATAAGTTATAAAGAAAAGATAGCTGATGATTTTGAATGGGGTAAAAAGACAATGAGGGCTTATATCGAAAGGTCTTACTTTGCTACTACTCAACGTAAATGGTGGTTAAAGAAGCTTTACGATTATTACAACGGGCATATTGATATAGATGATTATAAGATAATTACTGAGCCTTTTGGAAAACCTATTGAAGGTGATTGGGCAGATGTAGTTAATTATCCAATTATACGTACAAAGATAGATTTACTTCAAGGTGAATTTGCAAAACGTCCTAAACAATATCAAGTATTTGTTACTAATGATGATGTTGTAAATGAACAACTTACTGCTCAAAATCAAAAAATACTTCAAACACTTCAACAATTATTTGTAAATACATTAAATGAAGAAGGTGTTGATTCAGGTATGCCGTCAGAACAAACTCAAACTCCGGAAGAGGTAGCAAAAGAATTTGCATCTTCTTACAGAGATAAACGTGCAATGCTTGGTCAAAATGCTCTTGATTTTATTTATGAGTATAATAAATTAGATGAGAAGTTTTTACTTGAATGGTTTCACTGGTTAGTATCTGGTGAAGTTTATTCTTATAAAGCAATTGAACATAACGAACCGTATTATGAAGTAGTTAATGTTCTGGATATAGATTACGATAAAGATCCTGATAACGAATATATTGAAGACGGAGAATGGGTTGTAAGAAGAAAATACATGAACCCTTCTACTATTGTTGAATTTTTTTATGATGATTTAGGTAAAAATGAACAGGAAATCAAAGACGCTATTAACAAGATTGAAACTCTGGGTGCCAATACTACTGTATTCTCAGCTTCTGCTCCTAACTTGTATGATCGTACTGGTCCTCAAAATGTTTACAACCGTCTTGTCGAAGTTAAACATATTGTTTGGAGGAGTAAAAGAAAAGTAGGTATTTGTACTTTTATAGATGATTTTGGTCAACCTCAACAAATGGAAGTTGATGAGAATTTTAAACCTGTAAAAGATGCAGGTCAAACTGTTGAATGGTTATGGGTAAATGAAATATGGGAAGGTTATTTGATAGGTACAGATATGTATTTTAGAATACGTCCTATTCCTGTACAAAGAACTTCTTTAGATAACTTAGCTAAATGCAAACTACCTTATAATGGTAGAGTATTTTCTGCTATCAATTCTCGTAATATATCGTTGGTAACTTTAGGTATACCTTACCAAATACTTTATAATGCTACAATGCATCGTCTTAAATTAGCTATGGCTAAGATGAAAGATGATATGGCTGTTGTAGATTATAACTGGAAACCTAAGAATATGTCAATGGATGAGTGGTTGTTAACTGCTGATATGACATCTATTTTGTTTGTTGATTATAACAAAGAAGGTGTAAAACAAAATCATCAGCATCAATCAACTTTAAGATTAGCATCATCTACAATATCTGCTTATATAGAACTGTTACGTTTTATTAAACAAGAATGGGATGAGGTTTGTGGTATTACCCGTCAAAGAGAAGGTAGTATTACAAGTTCTGAAACAGTAGGTGGTGTAGAAAGAGCTGTGGTTCAATCTTCACTTATTACTGAAATATTCTTTAGTAAGTTTGAGCATTTTATGAATAGGGAATATCAAGGATTACTTGACTATTCAAAATTTGCCTGGATTGAAGGAAAGAAAACAAGTTATGTTCAGCCTGATACCGGTAAAATAGTTTATATGGATGTTGATCCTATTGAACATAGTGAAGCTGAATATGGTATATTTGTTGCTAACTCTTCAAGACAATTAGAGAAGTTAAAGAGGCTTGAAGCTCAGATTCAGAATTTAATTCAGAATGGAGTTAAAGGTTCTACTATTGTTGATATAATGGATACAGATAACTTTGCTGAAATGAAGGCTAAGTTTTTGTATGCAGAACAAAAGATGGATGAATATCAACAACAAATGCAACAACAACAAGGTGAACAACAAAAAGAAGTTTTAGCTATGCAAGATCAGTTAGCTGCTGCTCAACATGAAAGAGAACTTGAGAAGATAGACAGAAAAGGTGAATGGGATGTACGTAAAGCTGAAATTACAGCTTATGCTATAGACGAAGGATCAAATGTTGATGCTATACATAAAGCTGCTAAGTTAGATCTTGAACAACAGCAGATAAATATAAGACAAGAAGAGTTGAATCTAAGAGAAAGAGACTCTCAAAGAAAGGCTGATGTTCAAAGAGAAAAGACTGCAAGCAATGAAAAAATAGCTAAAACAAAGACAGTTTCAAAAGAGAAAAAATAAACCTTAGTGTAATATATAAATAGCTCAGAAAAAAATACTGAGTTATTTATATTAAAACATTGATAAATATTAATTTTACAACGATTATGAGTAAAGAAAATGAAGAGTTGGACTTTGATGTTACTAACATTGAAGACCCAATTGAAGTAGGAGCTGGTTTGGAATCAGAGCCTACAAAAACAGAAGAAAAACCAAATGAGGTAAAGGACGAAAAACCTGAACCTAAAAAAAGAGGTCCTAAACCTAAAAATGGAAAACCTGAAGGAACTGAAACTAAGTCAAACACAGAAGAAACTACTAGACGAGTTTCTGAGGACGAAGAATCAGAATCGGACGAAGAAGAATCAGAAGACGAATCAAACGAAAAAGAAGAAACCCAAGAAGAAAGTCAAAACTTCATTTTGGAGCTTGCTAACAAAATGGGTGTTGAAATTCCTGAAGGAGTTGAATTTGAAGATTCGGAAGATGGGTTAATGGAGTTTAACGATTACGTATCCGAACTAAAAGCTGATGAAAAGCTGAATGGTTGGTTAGGTAGTCTTCCTCCTGTAGCTACAGATTTTTTTGATTATCTGCAAATGTTAGGTGACAGTGCAGATGAAGAAAAAATAAAAGAGTTCTTTACAACTGTAAAACCAGAGATTGATTACAAATCTATTGATTTAACCGATGTTGTTGCACAAAAAGCTGTGATGAGAACATTGTATAAGTCACTTGATTATTCTGATGAAGAAATCAAAGATGCAATCGAAGATCTGGAAATAGCTAATACTTTGGAAAAACAAGCAAAGTTAGCAGCTGGTAAACTTGCAGTTCGTCAAGAAAAGGAAAGAGATGTAATGCTTCAAAAAGAAAGGCAACAAGCCCAAATGAGAAAAGAAGCAATACAACAGTTCTTTGGAGGTGTAAAACAAGTTATTGAATCCGGAAAAGTAAATAATTTTACAATTCCTGTTCAAGAACGTAGAGCAATATTTGAATACGATGCAAAAGGTCAATTTATGGAAGATTTAAATGCCGTATTAAAAGACCCAGCAAAACGTGTTGAATTAGCTATTGCTCTAAAAAATAAATTCAATCTTGATAAATACGTCAAGACTGCTGCTGCAACTCAAAGAGCTACATCTTTAAAAGATAAAGTTAAGAGTTCAAACAAGTTGAAAGGTGGTAACACTTATGACAGAGTAGTAAATGACGATATTGATTGGGATGATGTTGGTAAATAAAATTTTTAAAAACAAACAATAAAGTATGGCAAGAATTATCACAAGTCAAACATGGAATGAACAAATGGTATCTAACGATGCTTCGTTAGCTAAAGCCCTTTTGCTTCAACCTGAAAAAATCACTCCTGTTCTTACTTACCTGATGGGTAACGAAGATAGCAGGTTTCCTCTTCACTATTTATCAGAAGGTATGCGTTCAACCGTAGAAATCGAAGGTGACGAATACGAATATGATATTGTAGGAAGATTATTTAAAGCTGTTCCTCTAGCAGCTGCAACTACAACTGTTAATGCTGGTATTGGTTTCTCAGAATTTGTTCTGAAATTCCAAGAAGGTATTTTCCCTGAAAAGTACACCATCCTTTCTCCTAAAGGTTACCAATTGGTAATTACTAATCGTAGACAAGCTGCTGGTTACTGGGAATATACAGTTAAAATTGCTGGTGCTAAATCAACTTCTGAGTTTATCCCTGCAAGTGAATTACAAGCTGGTGCTCTTTATGCATTAGGTTGGTATGCTGCTGCAAGCTTTGGTTCAAGAGGTTCTGAGTCAACAACTACATCTCCTTACAAAGTTCGTGGTGACGTATCTACTATTCGTAAATCTTACAAATGGGAAGGTAACGTAAAATACCGTTCAGCTAAAGGTATCGAATTAGGTACTAAAGGTGGAGGTACTAAACAACTTTGGTGGTCATTTGAAGAATGGCAACACAACTTGTCATTCCGTAGGGAATGTGAAACCAATTTCTGGTATTCAAAATCTAACCGTGACCAATTTGGTCAAATCTCTGAAAGAGATGAGGAAGGTAACATGATTATCCGTGGTTCTGGTTTGTTGGAGCAAATTATCAATAAAGATACTTACTCTGAACTTACTGCTGAGAAATTGAAGCAAACCATTCGTGATACTTTCTTTGGTATGTCAGATGCTGAAAACAAACAAATCACTCTTTTCACTGGAACAGGTGGACGTGATGCATTTGACCAAGCTATGAAAGCTGAATTGCTAGGTGCTGGTTATATCAAACTTAGTGACAGACATTTCGTAACAGGTGGTGGTTACAACTTGAAGTTAGGTGGATACTTTGATACCTATCAACACGTTGATGGTTATACCATTAACATCGTAACTAACCGTCTGTATGATGATGGACCTGCTGCTAAAGGTTTGTTCCATCCAAAAACAGGTCTTCCTTTGGAATCATATCGTATGACTTTCGTTGATACTTCAGTATATGACGGTCAGTCTAACCTGATTATGATTACCAAAAAAGGACGTGCTATGGTTCGTGGTATGGTAAAAGGTATGAATGAAGTAAGTCAAAACTTGTCAGGTAATGATGTAATTTCAACTGACAAAGATGCTAGCTCATTGCATATGTTAAAAACAGGTCAAGTTGTTCTACGTAGGTTCAATACTTCTATTGACCTTCGTTGTGTGGCTGGTCTGTAAACCAAATAAAGTAGGGGGCTAAAATCCCCTACTTAACTATAGTGTAGCTCAAGTAGAGCCCTAGATTGTACTAGGAGGTTGTGGGATCGTACCCCATCACTATAGCAAATTTTAAGAATATGACAAGTAGAAAAGTAACCGTGAAACGGAAAGAGTTCAAAAGGTACGGGGTACCTGAGACTATTGCAAATGACAAAGTAACCAACTTAGGTAGTGTGATGGATAAGTACGGAAACACCCTAAGACCATTTACGTATGAAGAAGAAGATAAGTGGATGGGAGATGTAGTAAATGTAAAAGTAACAGATCCTGGTTTTAGACAAGCTGTTACAAATTGGTACAAAAACATGAGAAAGAAAATCCCACTTGGAGGTGAAACCTTAGAAATAGGGTTAGATGCAAGTGGTAATCCTTACTCAGTTGAAGATTATGCATATTATAAGTTGTTGTTAAAACATCCTTACTATGCTGAATCTGAAAATGGTGCAAATGCAGATGAATTAAAAGAGTTCTTTATAGTTGATCCTTTGGCAGAACTTGAAAAGGAAAATGAAGAAGTTGATGCTATCTCAAAAGCTTATGTAGAACTTACTAAGATTTTGGAAGACGAAACTAAGATGGAATGTGTACTTCGTACCCTTTCTGTTGAATATCCTGAGTTAGGTTCTGTAGGAGAAATAGCTGCACTTAAACCTGAAATTAAGAAAGCTAAATTAAATCAAGCTCTAAACAAAAACCCTAAGAAGTTTATGCAAGTAGCTGGAGATCCTGATTTAATGTACAAAGCTCAAATAGCTTCAATGGTAAGTGCTGGTATTTTGATACAAGAAGGTCAAAAGTATATTAATGGAACAACCTCATTGGGTACATTAAATTCAACAATAGCTTGGATGAAAGACCCTAACAACCTTTCAGATTACACAATTCTGTTAACAAGGTTGGAAGAATTTGGTGCTCCGATTAAAACTAAAGAACCAAAAAAATATAACAAAACAAAAACTGAATGACAGTAAACGATATGCATATTGCTATAGACTTGGAGTTAAACAAACTTAACTCCAATCTATACGATATTATATTACCTCAAGAAAAGGATTATTTTTTAAATAGGGCACAAGAACGTCTTATCAAACAGTACTATTCACCTAAATCTAATAAAAAAGGTGAAGGTTTTGAGATGTCTCAAAAACGTATTGATGATTTAAGAAAACTTCTTGTGCCTAATTATTATGATAAGACTTATCTTCTTCCTGTAAACGATTTTGACTATTCAAGAAAACTTCGTTTTTATTTTCCGGATAATTACATGTTTCTTGCTTCACAAAGAAGTAAGATTTATTATAGTGAATGTGGTACTATTACTACAACTAATAATATCCAAACTATAACTTACTATGTAATGGAAGTACCTTATGATCTAGATTTTAATATGTTTTATATTAAAAAAGACGGTGTTGGTACTAATTATATAGATAATGTTCAATATCCTGTATTAAATACTCTTACTTCAGAAGAAAGAAGTCTTTTTATTGAATTTTTTATATCAACCTGGAACTCTACTTTTGCATCCACTA